TGCATAAGCTTCAGCATCAGAGGTGTTTAACTTTAAATGACTATCGTTTCCAGACACTATTCCTCTTACTGTATCAAAAAGATACCAACTTCCACTTTGCTTACTTTTTATTAAAATAAACCTAGCACCACTGCTAAATCCGCAATCAATGTTTTGATTTGATCCGTTTCCGTCATAGCTTCCCACCTTGGATACACCTGCTACAGTAGCGAAAAGGTAGGCTACATGTTTTCTAGTATAATGACTTGTTAAACTGCTTGTTCCCACACTAAAAACAGATGCAGTTGGTGTTGTGCTATTCCAAAAATTACCACCGTCAGTATTAGATGCTGCTGCAGTAGTGTTTAAATGTAAGTAATATGTATTTCCTAAGTCTTTGTGATATACAGCCCAGTTTTCAGTAGCATCTGTATTTTTAACCCACATCATTTCTGGAACTACACCAAGGTTATGAGAAATATTTCCTGTAGTGCTTGGCCCTTCATATACGACAACGTCAAAATAGCCTTTGGCTCTTTTCCACATCCAGTTAATATTATTAGTAGAACCACCAAAGAAAGCACCTGCCATGCCAATACCAAGACCATCGTTATGATCCCATTGATAATCAGATGCGGAACTACCTCCTGTTACATTGTCATTTGTCTGAAGGTGTTCGTTAAGTAATCTTGTTCCTGCGAAGGTATTACCTGCTTGATCGTAATTATTAGCCAAGCTAAAATCTACTGGAAATCCAGATGTGTACTTTCCTTCACCATCTGAGCTACTTCTAGTATTAACAGCAAAAACCTTAGTCGCATCTTCTGGCACAGCTAGTGGGCCTCTGCGAATTGCCATGAATATTGAATGTTTACTAACCCCCATGTTTGTAACATTAAATCCAGTTGGTGTAGGCGATATATATGGAACTCCTGCTGTTTCTGCACCGTTTGCGTTAGGTTCAAGCAAAGCATCTGCCTGTCCAACAGGCATCCCACGCATTGCGTCAGCAAGACCCCAGTTAGTAGACCTTGTAGTTTCTTTCCACAACACCCACTGTGGTTCAAATCCAAGAGTGATTGTAGCGTTTTCACTTCCATCAGTAGTAAAATCCCCACACTTGATAATATCTTGGTCACTATCAGGGCCGAACTCCCCAGGATTTCCAGTATTGTTGTGTGCAAATAAATAGGCTACGTAGGTTCTACCACTTCCATTTACAGCGTTACCAGAACCTACCGAAAAAGTAGATGAACCTGCCGCAGTGCTGTGAAATCTTGCAGTATCAGTTTGTGCTGAAGTCGTTTCGTTTAGAGCTAAATATTTAGTGGGAAGAACCATTCTGTGTTGTACTGACCAATCACTAGAATGGCTTGTACATTTTATCATCAGCATACCTACAAGAGTATCAAGATTATGACTAATTGTTCTACCTGCTACTCCATTCCCCGTATACGTCACAACATCAAAAAACTTAGAGGCTTTGCGCCATGTCCAAGAGACGTATTCGTAAGTATTGCCATTAACAGCAGTTGAGTTACCTAAAGTAAAACCATTTGAATTAAATGCACTTAATCCATCAGTTAGTTCAGATTGTGCATTTGTATCATCAGAAAATAATCTATAAGCAAAACTTGATCCTATTCCTCTTTCGGTATCAAAAAGACCATGAACAAGTGCTTGATCTCGTGATTTAATCCAAACCAAACCACCTTCGCCACTAAGGTCAATGTTGTTTGTAATTGTTTGTGTAGAGCCATTTCCGTCCCACAAAAACGTGGAAAAGCAATCGTCTACATCAAGACCTGCACCCCCTGCACTAGAGGCTGCTGCTGCTACTATTTTAGATACTGACATCTGTTATCCCATTGCCTGACCAAGAGTGAAGCCGTAGTAATTTGTACCACCGTCTACCGTAATAAACGCAAACACATCCACCCCTGCATTTGTAGCAGTAATCGTGGGTGCTGTGGCTGCTGCCCAGTCTACAGTGTTAGGCCAAGTAATTGTTCTTGCACTACTGTCTTGCACTACCTTCAAGATAAACGCAGATGCTCTACCTGATGCCGCAGGGTTGCTAAACGTATAGGTTACATTTTCAGAAAGAGTGTGTGTAAAAATATTACCATCACGCAAATTTAATGTTGCAGCATTAGAGCTAGAAGTAATTGCTGTGCTTTCTTCTATTGTACCATTATCAAAACTTACAACACCATTTGCATCTGCTGTAACTACTTTACTTGCCTGTGATAAACCAAGTGTTGAAATGTCTAAATAATTTAATTCAGTTGTAGTAGCAGTTACGCCATCAAGTAGGTTTATTTCTGTTGCTGTAGATGTAACGCCATCCATAATATTTAATTCAGAAGCGGTAGCTGTTAAATCGCTAATCTGAGAAACAGTAAGGCTTGTTGCAACTGGAGCTACATTTTGCCATGCACTTCCATTATAAACCTTAACTACATTTGAAGTAGAATTATAAAATAAATCACCTTCATCTAAACTTGAACTTGGATCAGATGAACCAATTCTATATCTTTCTGCAAAGCTATTAACACCAGATATATTTGTAGCAACTGTAGATATATTATTAACATTTGCTGTTGTAGCCAATGTATTTAAATCACTTACAAAATCACTTGTAGCTAATGTGTTGAGATCAGAAACAATATCAGATGTTGCAAGAGTATTAATGTCAGAAACAATATCTGAAGTTGCTAGTGTGTTTAAATCAGAAACAATGTCCGAAGTAGCAAGGGTATTAATATCACTAACAATATCGCTTGTAGCTAATGTGTTTAAATCGCTTACAATATCAGACGTAGCTAATAAATTTATATCATTTATAACATCTGTTACTGCTAATGTATTTAAATCAGAAACAAAATCTGACGTAAGTAAACTGGCTTTAGCAGCTACAGAAGTTATTTCACTAGATTTAGTTGCGCAAGTAGTTATTGCATTAGTTGCTGTAGTTCCGTCTTGGATATTAGCAAGTAATGCTATATCAGTAGCGGCAGCAGAAACAGTTTGAACATCAGAAATGCTTGGTCCTGCCTCTACTGCGCCACTTGATGCATTGAAAGCGAGCGTCTTTCCTTTACGAGTATCAACATCGGGGAGGACAAGTGATACCGCAGCATCAAAATCTGTAAGCTGCAATGCACGATTAGCCTGATCTTCTAAATCAGCAGCAATAGCAATCATTCTATCTAGTTCTGTGTTTAATGAAACAATATTAAATGCACCAGAAACAGGAAAGTCAGTAGTTCTTTCTAAGGCAATATCACGGGTAATAACAACAGTAGACCCACCAGTGATACCTGTGACAGAAATAGAAACAGTACCAGTAGAACCATCGCCACCCGAAACAGTGTAGTGAGTAGTAATTGTTTTGAGCGTGCCATCTACATATACATTCAAATCTGCATTATCAAAAAACTCAAATGGTACTGCAAAACTTGTTGTTGTTGCTCCTTGTGATACTGAATAAGAAATACGCGGTGAATTGTCTGCAATGTTAATTGTCATAGTAAACCCTCATTTGGTCACAAATTAGCGTTGTTTATATTTTCTATCAACGCACAAAAAAAGACGCACAAATTAGAAAGATCTGGACATGCCAAGTGTTATTGCATTCATGTCACCCTTCCAAAGCCACACCCTCATAAACGGTAAACTTCTAGCAAATGTTTTCATACCTTCACCTGCATTGCCATTCATAAAATCTTCTATGGGTTTAATGGTAAGATCAGCAGCAATGCTTGGACCTGCACCTGCAAGACCAGTAAAAGCATCTAGATAATCTTCTTCTTGAGGAAACTTAGGTTCAAGAATACCCTCCATATAATTGCCTCTACCAAGAGCCATGCTTGTATTCATAGAAGTGTAAAGAAGATCTGAATAAAGAGCCATTAAACCACTTTGATCAAATGCCCTAGCAAACTTATCTGAGTATGCCATTTCTTCCCAGTTCCTAGAGCCACCTTCACTTAGATTACTCTTAATAGCAACAGCCATATAACCTAAACCTATAGCAGTTAAAGCACCGTAAGCTCTATTCTTAATTTGACCTTGAGAATATGCAGCAGTAACTTTGTTCATTGCTGCTAATGAATAGCTAAAGAATTGAAATGGCAAACCAAGAACACCTGACTCTACTCTTGAGTATCCAGTAACAATATCATCTTCTTCATACCCAAATGCTTTAGCTATTCTATGCGGAACATAAACAACACCATCTGTAATTATAGGTTTATCAGCAGGTGTACCCATCATAACAGTATTTAGTATTCCGCTTTGAAGAGCAGTTCTAAATGTTTCGGTTGTGTCTGGTCTTACTCTAGGTTGAGATTGTATTTCTTTTATTGCAAGATTATTGATTGCATTTTCATATGCTGCTTGATCAGTTACTTTTTGTTTAACTTTGCCTTTTACTTTTGCAGTTCTTGTTTTAGGTAAAGATTTAACAAATTTGTTATATTTTTTTTGAAAACGTGTTTCCATTTTTTTAAAATCTTTAGGATTAGAAACAGGTCCATCAACTTCAAAGTCTTGTATAGCTTTATATTCTTCTTGTAATTTTTTTGCTGCTGCTTGTTTTGCTTTAGGCATACTTTCGATAATTGAATTGTCAGTAAGACTTTTTTCTAAATTAAATTTTCTAACTCTAATTGTTTTAGAAACAGTACCTTCAACCTCTACATCTTTTAAAGTACCTAATTTTTTAGCACTGTAGAGATTATGCATTATCTCATGCATCTTAACAAACTGAACTAAATCATCAGGTGTTCTAATAAAACCTTCAGGTAAAGCCTTTACACCTTCTATCTTTTTGGAATCCTTTGCCCACACTCTAGACTCAAAATACTCAGTACGAATATACTCTTCGTCTATAAATATTTTTTTAGTCTTGCTGTCATAATAAGCAGGTGTATAATCACCAGTTTTCTTACTGTATCTACCTGTAGGACCAGTAACTATTTTTGCTGTATGATCTGGAAATCTAAGAGTACCATCCCATGCTGAGGTATTAGGAAGATACAAACCTCTAGCTGTTTGTTGTACTGGTGCTGCTGATATTTCTTCAGCTATTTCTTTAGTAATATTATATCTAGCTAAATACTGCACATCTTGAGAGCTAATAGGATCTTTAGGATCATTTGCCGCCCAACGCTTAGAAAGCTGAACTAACTTATGTCCCCTAATAACTCCGTCTAATTCTTTTGCTATTTGAGTAACTGGACCTAGAAGGTTAGCAACATTATAAACATTTCTAGCAGTATCCCAAGCTGAAGATTGTATTGGGTTGTTTGTCATACTGTCTGTAAATCTAAGGTGAGCAGAACCTTGAACAATCTCAATAGCTTCTGCTATTCCATCAAGTTCTTCTCTGTTTAGGTTACGCACGTTTGCATCGAAAATGGATGTAAGTCCTTTAACTATATCTCCCATCTCATGTTCCATAACAATACGAGAAAAATCAGGTATAGCAGAAAATCCTGCTGCACCTAAATAATTCATGTACGCCAAGTCTTTCATTACTTGTGCTGCTTTAAAATCAAATCTGTCAAAGTTTCTAACAGGTGATCCAACAACCCTATCATACATATGTTTGAAGTTTATTTTAAATTTATCAATTTCTTTTTGACTATTACCCTTTAAGAGCATTTGCTCTTCAGTATCTTCAATAACTTCTTTTATACCCCTGTTACCAAAAGCCTTATTAAATTGATAAACGCCACCAGTTCTATGGCTGTAAGATTTCATAATTGCTATTGGATCTTGAACAATAAATTCAAAAACTAAATGATTAGGTATATCTAGCTGTCTGTGTCTAAGATGTTTAGATTTACCAAACCCATAAGCTATTTGCTCTGGATCAACTATGTCTTTAATCCCAAGTATATTATCAACAGTTTCTTCTGCTCTTTTAGCTAAAGAATCACCATCTGTATCTAATTCTTTAGCAACAAACTTACCATTTTGTTTTACAAAAACAGTATTATTTTCTGCATACCAATTAACTAATATTTTTTCTAAAGCTTTTCTGTCTTTTTTAATTTTATTTATGTCCCAATATCTAGGCATAAACACATCTTCATTAGCAGGAGGTTTTCCTTTTGGCATATACTCAAGAGATAATCTATTTTCGTCTATTGCAGCAGTAAGTTCTGTAATCCTTCTTTCATAAAGCCTTGTAACAACGGCAGGACTTTTCTTGTTTTTCTCTGCCCATTTAACTAATTTACCTGCTCTTTCTTTTTCTGTCCAAGAAGCTAATTTTTCCTGATATTTTTTTAATCTAATTTCGTGTATTCTAATTTTATTAGAAATATTATTAGAGTTTCCAAGTAAACCTATTTCTTCAAGCCTATCTTGCCACCTTCCGTAAAATTTATTCATAGCATCAACAGCTAACTTTTCTTCTGGTGTAAGATCTTTTGTATTATTAACTCTTTTTCTATTAATTTCTATTAGCCATTCTCTATAACTACGACCACTAGGAGGCCTTCTAAATATTTTATTTTTAAAATTTGCACTTCTTTCAATAACATCATTCGTATTAATACCAAGAGGTCTACTAGGATCTTTAATCCCTAGACTATTAGCCCAATGATTAATAAGATTGTTATTTACCTGTACCCATTCGCCTTCCATAATTTTAGCTTTTTGATATACAGAAGGGCCAATAGATATACCAAACTTGCCCATGTTTAAAAGTAAACCACTATCACCGCCAAGCATAAGCATTGCTTTTTTAGCAGTATTATCCATTTTAGATTGCAATACAGTTTTTATTGGTGTTGGTACAAATTTAAAAAACGGACTATTAATAAATAAATTAGGTGCAATATCATAAGGATCTTTTATTCCTGCAATCTTAGCATCTTCTACACCTCTTAAAGCACGCTCACGATTAACAACATCAATATTGGCTTGCTCGTTTCTTTTAGCAGCTAACAAAGCAGTTTGTTCTTGAAGCAAATCATCAACTTGTTCCGCAGAAAACGAATCATTTTTGAAAGATTCGTCTATTTCTTCTATTCGTTTGTTCGCACCAAAAATTGTACCTTCACTTGCTTTTATTTCAGCTTCTAAATCTTTTGTTCCCTTACCTGCAAAAGCTCTTTCATCTCTTACTCTAGCATTAATTAAATCTTCTGGATTAAGTTTTGCAACTTGTTCAGATACACCTGCTGCTTCAAGAAACTCTTTGTGACTTTCCTCCATTTTTCTAAAAGTGACTGCTCTTTTAGTTATTGGAATACTAATTGCACCATTTAACAATGCACCAAATACAGCCGTAGCACCAATATTTAATACAGCTTCTTCTGTTGTACCAGTAGGATCAAAGGGTGCTCTTAATAGTTCTAATCCTGTTTGCGTTGTACCTGCTGCAATGCCACCTCTAATAGCCGATCTAGCAAGTCCAATAGTAGGGCCACCAAAAGGTAAAGCTACAAGATTAACAGGATCAAGAAATCCTGCGCCTATGTTCATCCAGAACCCTGCCCTTGCCATAATATCTCTATTTTCTTCAAGGTCAGATAATTGTGATTTTAGAATACTCATATGTTCAGAATTTTTAGCGTGAACTAATGTATCGAAATATTCTTCATAACCTTCCATATCTGGACGAGGATCATAGTCAAAATCTATTTCCATATTACCAAATTGTGATTGGTTTCTGATTCGATTTATAATTGGTTGATATGTGTAGCCTAATTGTGCGCCAACAACCTCAAGGTATTTAGGATCTCTTCTATTTTGATCTTCATAATCAAGATGATTAAGAGCACCCAACTGTCCTTGTGGGAATAAAATATTTACAGCCATTTAATTTCCGTATCTAGTGCCTTCTGTTTTACCTTCACCCATTTTATAAGCTTCCATAGCCCTTGCTCTGCTTCGATAGTTATCTTTATTTTCATTATACCAAGATTCAAAATCAGTTGCAGGATCTCCAGATTCTACCTGCCCCACTGTTCGTGTAGATCTACTTCCTTTTATTTCATTTATTTCTTGCATGGTATAATTTTTTATTAAATCGCTACTATTAACTGATATAGATTTTGCAAATTCTTTAACATCTTGCTCTGATGTGCTAAATCCTATTGGATAACCTGTATAATCTAATACAGGAATTAATTCACCATCCTTTCTAAAGACAGCCATAAATCCTATACCGCCACCTTCAGATACGCCCATTGGCATTAAGTAAGCTCTATTCTCTACATTATCATCTGTAGATAACCTTAAAGATATTCCAGAATCATGGTGTTGATGACTAAACATTAAGGTTGCCAATTCATTATTAACTTTGTTAATAAAAAAATCTTTTACCCTTTTATCAGGGAACAAATGATTAAAAGAATATCTAGATTTATCACCTCTTACAGAGGCAGAATCTATAACATAACCTTCTGTATCTGAAAACATTCCTTCATAATATGTTTTAAGATTGTATTCTATACTACCTGCTTTCGTACCAATTGCGCCCATATATGCCGCATAAGATTCAAGCATATCTAGTGCCTGTGGGTTTGTCGCTGCATCAGGAACAGCAAACTTTACAAAAAGATTTGCATCTATACTTGTTGCGTTTGTTTTCTTTTTAAAATGTTCAGCAAACTTTTGTTCCATTGTGTCTTTTATGGAAGTATCATCAAAAACAGTTTTTAATGATGCAGCTATATCCGAAACGCTTCTATCTGAAGATAATCTTGCATTAGAAATAGCCTCAAGTTTTGCTGCTGTATCTTCCATTCCCAAGTTATTAAAAAGATTTACGTTTGCACTTTTTCCTCTAGGTTGCTTAGAAAACTGTTGGTATAAAGTAAGGATGTTTAGATCCTGCTCATTTCCTCGAACTCTACCTTCGGCTAAATCATTAAACATTTGCCTCAAAGAAGGTGGTAATAATCCTTTTTCCATAGCTTTTAATAAAGCATGTGCGCCTCTATTATTAGGATTAAATGCTTCTTCGCTCAAGAAGAACTCTTCTCCCATTCCTGCCATTTGAAGAATATATTCTTCCATATCTTTTTCATTTTGTGCATTTCTCATTACAAAATTACCATTAAGTACATCAGTAATAAGCTCAACTTTTTCTTGTATTCTTTTATTATCTGCTTCCACTCCCTCAATAATAGTCTGTCTTCCCCTTAACCGAGCAGAAATTATTTCTCTGTCGGCAAGCTTAACAGCTTCATCAACAGCATCTTTAAGTTCTGGTGGTAGATTATCTTCATCTTCAATTTTATTCACTACATAATTCATAGCAGCTTGCAAATCCACTGACGTTGTTTCGTCTGTAATAACATTACCAATAATGTTATCAGCTTTAGCTCTTGCAAACATAATTAACTCAGCTTGTCTTTGTGTTTCAGAAAGAAACTTAGTGTCAGTTATAAACTTAACACCTTCATCATATTTCGTTGATACATTTTCTGTATAATCTTTAATTGTATTACTTACTAATGTTCTTTGTTTTTGTTTATATGCTTCTGTAGTTCTAAAATCAGTATCAGATAAATCGTTAATAAATTCATCTATATCAGCAGAACTCATAGGTCCACGTTTTGTTAATTCTAAAAGAGTTGACATAGCAGTATGTGCTTCACCTGTAAGTCCAGTAACAGTTCCTCTTCTTATAAAACTTCCTTTAATCTTATCTACTATTTCGGCAGGTGATAATCCATTAGCTTCAAGATCGTCATATGCTACAATAAGTAAGCCTTTAGATATTTCTGTTCTTAACTCTTTTTCCTGAGCAAGAGTTATTGTTTCACCCATCCTTCTATCTTGATCAAATTCTCTTGAATTTAATTCTGCTACAGCAGCATCATATCTTTTTATTATTGTTTCTTTTTTATCTTTTACTGAATTATCCGCAAAAACCTTATCACCAAGAAGTCTTGCATCATAATTCATAGCGTTAAAGTTTTCCATATCTACAATGTTGTTAGCAATTCTTTGTTCTGTTTCTTTTCTTTCTATTTCTAGTTTTTGCTGTTCAACAATAGGAGCTAATGCCCTAATAGCATCATAATCAGTTATCCTAGTTCCATCTTCTGATGTTGTTGTAAAATATCTTAAAGCATCACTAAGAATATTTAGTTCTTCTGAATGTTGTTGTTCATTTAAATTAGCTGCGGTGCCAGAAGCTATAGCTCTTAAAACTCTTTCTGCTTGAGGAGAACTTAAATTTTCCATTTTACTTCTAAGAGTTCCCATTGCAAATCTTGTTGCACTATCTTGTTCAAATTTTTTTCTTTCCGTATCAGTAAAATGATTAGATGTTTCTGCATTTTTTGCTGTGCTAATTATTTCATTTATAAGAATTTGAGCCTTATCAGTTTCCCCATTAGAGGTAAGAGTTTCTACTGCATCTAGTTTTTCATCAAGACCAAGAATAATACTATGCGTTGTTTTAATACGTTCTCTTGTTGCCGCCTTGTCCATAAGGTTAAGACTTGTTGTAGTTGTAAGAGCTACACCTGATTGCATAATATAATTACTATAGCCAGTAGCCTCAGAGTTACTTGCCATGCTATCAATATACTGGTGCATTTGATCTTTAAATAACTCTACACCACCATCTTGATCTTGATATTTAATA